GATGGAACTTGGCCTCGGAAACAATAAGCTGGGGCATTGAGGTCGCGCGCTCGGACAGAACCAGCCAGACAACAGCCGCCTCGCTCACCAGCGGCCCCTTAAGGCCCCACATTGCCTCGGGCTCGCCATCGATCAGCGCCGTGCGGCAATAATGTGAGGTCACAAAGGCATCATGCAGCACCCGGCGCGGGTCATAGCCATATGCGCCGATATTGATGCTGGCCGCCTGCCGCAGTTTGCGCGCCATCGGGCGGACATGCGTGATCTTGCCCGGCACTACCTCGTAAATCATATTCTGCCCCCACCCTTAAGCATCCATGCGCCGGGGCCCTGTGGTGGCTGTTGGCCGCTTTCTGCCTGCCCGGCACCTGCATCCTTCTGGCGCACCTGTATGTCTGGCGTGTCGCCCTCAAGGAACTCAGGCATGATCGCTGTCACCTGAAGCGGCAGAGGAAGCACCTGCTGGATCGCAACCTGCCCCTTGTTGGTCCATTCCGCGCCAGATCCGATCTGCCGAACGTCGCCGGTCCACAGCGGTGTAACGGTCTGCCCGCCGGGTGAGGTATATTGCTGCGCAGGCTTTTGATTGCCGGTCGGCCGGAGCGGATTGGTGCTCGACATATTGGACCATGTTGCAGCCTGCACCGGCGGATTTTGCGCCGGTGCGTCGGGCTGGTTGGTGCCCATCTGGAATGGCCCACTCGCCGCAACGCGCGCGGTAGCTGCGGGGATCACTTTGCGTGCGCCCTGAACCACGCCCTCGCCATTGAGGTAAGGCGTCTGGATCTGCACCGTATAGGGCAGGCCAGCCTTCACATTGCTCGCCGCGAACGGCAAGGTGATAAGCCCGGAGGAACTGACCGCCAGCCCCGATAACGGGATGCCGTCAGCCAGCGCGGAAACCTTCATACCGGCCAGATGCGGCGCACTGAGCGTCGTTACCGGGGCGGCAAGGGTCCAACTGCCGGATGGGGCATATGGAAAGCCCGGAGGCCCATTGCTGGCGGCCAGATTCCAAGTCCCGATCACATGCTCGCTGTCCACGAAGCCTGTGATCGAGGCGATACCCCCACACATCCGGATAACCTGCCCGACATTGCCGGCAGCAAACACCGCCCCCGAAGATGTGAAGGTAACACCGGCCCCGGAATTTGCGCTGGCGGAAAGGCTCGCAGCGGGGCTCGACATGGGGTTAGAGACAGCGCAATCGAGGGCGAATGTGTCCTCAACGCTCTGCCAGAGGCGATTGTCCATGCGCTCCATCACGTAGATGCCTTGGGGCGCATAGGGCGGAAAACGCTGCGTGATGGCATAGACCGCGTTCACCGGAGGCTCGGTCACTTGGCAGAGGCCCATCACCAAGCCCTGCGTATCATGCCGCGCCCACCCATAGACGTTCTGGTCTTTGAGGTAGGTCAGGCTCAGCATCGTGCCATCATTGCAGTTGGCCCATAGCACCTTGTAGGGCTGGCGCGCCCATGCCCATTGCACGATCTGGCGATAGAGGAAGAGGTGGCTCGACAATATCGTGAGATCATTGCCGGTGTAGATGTTGACCCAGAAATTCCACGAGAGGTCGAACACCGTCGTGTTGCCGATGGCCTGCACATAGATCACGTCATAGTCGATCACCAATGGGGGGATCGTCGCGGAGCATCCGTTGAACGCCTGCGGCTGCGCCTGAACGCTTGAAGGCGTGATGGCCGCTGGGTTGAGCCCCGAGCTACCCTCGCCGTTGATCTGCCATGCACGCAGGCCCGTCATGGCGATCAAACCGCCTGGCATTGGGATAAGCCACTGGATGCCGTTGACTTGCTCGGTCCATGGCGAGGCCGTTATCGCATCAGTGGCGACCGCCGGCACGCTGGTGTCCATGCTCTGATAGAGCCCGGTCTTAGTCGCCCACAATGTGTCGGGATTGTTGAAGCTGTTGGCGAAGAAATGCCGCTCTTGGAAATAGGCATTCACGCCGGGATATGTGCCGCTGTTCGGCCCGATTTTCAGCGTAGCGGTTGGAACGGTTGCCGCATTGATGCCGCCGGTCAGCGTTGAGCCGCTTGCCGTGGCGCCGGATGTCCCCACGCCGAGCGTATAGGTATTCCCAGTTGCGCCAATGGCTGCATAAGCGATGTTCAGCGCGGTTGTGGTGGCAGCATAGCTGGCAACATTGATCTGGGTCGCACTCGACGCATTCAGATTCGATGCAAGCTGGGTCAGCGTGGACGCCAGGCTCGCTTGGATCTGGGTTTGGTTGCCACTCGCCGCGCCCGTCACAAAGGTCCACGTCAGGCCATTGAGAACGATCGTCAGCCCATTCGTCGGATTGCTGGCAAAGGTCAGCGACCCGGTAGCAGCTGCACCTGCGGAGCCCGAGCCAGACCCGCCAGAGAGCGTCGCGCCACTCGGCGTCGCCCGGCTCGCAGCCAGTGTATAGGCATTACCCGGCGTGCCGGCGGTCTTGTAGCTGATGAGCAAATTCGTGTTGGTGGTGTCGATGGAATAGCTGGCGACAATCAGGCTGGAGTTTGAACTCGCCGAGAGGCTGGCAGCAAGCGAGACGAGTGTGCTGGCGAGTGATCCACCGATTTTGGTCTGGTTCGCACCGGTCAGGTTAGTGACGAATGTCCAGACCACGCCGTTTAACGTGATGGTGTCGCCGTTGGATGGATTGGTCGAACCGAATGCTATGGCGCCTGAGGCGAAGCCTGCACCATTGAATGCGATGGAGTCGCCCGCCAGATAGTTCTTGCCGTTGTTCTGGATCAGGAATGCGCCGAGGCCGCCAGAGATGACGGCAGTTGTCCCCGCGAAATTGCTGCCGGTCGCGCTGGTTATCGAATAGCCAACCGATGTCAGCCCGCCGCTTTGGCCGGTGATGTTTACAGCAAGTATCTGACCGCGCGCGAAAGGATTGGCGTGAATCGGCGGCGTCTTGGTCAGGTCTGGCGTCGTGTTGCTGTCGACAAATTGTGTGCCATATGCCGAGCCGACAAAGCCAAGGATCGAGCCCGCAGGCACCCAATTAATGGGCTGCGACATATCGGAGGCGGTATTGTCGGTCGATGCCGGTGAGCGATAGACGTTGTAATAGGCCGCGCCGCTGATCGGCGACCATGTGATGGTGTTGCTGCCGCCCTCGACCTGAATATCAGCGCCATGCGCCTGCGCGATGGCTGAGGCGATGCTTTCGTTGCCAAGCGCATCAACTGCCGTCACCTGATAGGCGAAGCAGGCGTTTACGCCGGTGCTGGGAGCGCCGAAAGCGGCAGTCGCTGACACCGAGGATGGCGGCGAAATGGCTGGGTCGTAATTGGTTTGCTCGATGGTCCAGTCGATAGCGGAGATGCGCGTCAGATCATATGGAGGGTATTCATTGCTGGTGATCGGATTGACGCAGGTCAGCGACATGACATCAGCCGTTTGCGCGAATTTCAGATAAGGCAGGTCAACTGCCGCATAGGGCGTCGAAAGAGTATAGAGGCGCGAAAATGTACCGCCGCTGGTCCACGTTCCAAATGCTGAGGAATTGACCGGCACGCCATTGAGATCGGTAAGGGTGAAGCTGCCGCCGGCTGCCCCCGCCACGATATAGGTGTTGCCGTTCAACTGCGTCATGCCGCCGGCACCCGATGCATAGACCCAATCGCCATTAACGAATGGTGTGCCAGTTACGCTGATGGTGCAGGGGTTCGCGTTGGTGACGCCAGTGATTGAAACTGGGTTTTCCAGCACATAGCCGCCATTATAGACGATGCGCATATACTGGTCGCCGAATTCCAGCACATAACCTTGATTGTTCGAGAATTGGAACGGGATAGGTCGCGGCGGCCCTGTGCCTGAGACGCTTTGCTTACACCGCCCCACGAACGCGAAGCCGCTGCGACTGATTGCGCCGCCACGATAATTGACGAACGCATTGCGCAGGGTAGTCGCCGCCGTATGAGCCTTGGCGAGGTCCACTTCGCCGTATAGCTCTGGCGTGATCTCGCCTGCGCTGAAAGAGGTCTGGATTGCCGGAACGGTCATTTAGAACACCGATCCGCCCAGCGAGAAGGATTCCCACGGCATGTAGAGGCCGCCAGCCCCGTTCCAGTCATAGGCCATCAAGCCCCCGGAACGCGCGCTAATCCAATTGGGCGTGTGGTCGGTCGATTGTGGCGAGCCAGCGTCATTGCCGTTCGAGACGCGCGCATTATCGATGGCGATCTTGGCTATGGCGACATGCTTGTCGCGCTCGGCGATGCGCAGTTTAGGATCATCGATCGCCACCGGTGCTAGCACCACCGCCATGGCTGAGATCATGGCTTGGCGAAACATCGGATCCCATTCTTCAATGGTGGTGACAAGGCGCGTATAGACCATCTGCGCGAGCGGATTGTCGCTCAGAATGATGCGGCGGGCGAGGGGCCCCGCGCCTTCGATGCGCTGGAAATCAGGCATGGATGCCCATGACTGCTCGCCACTTAGCAATGGGTACTGGTCGGTCGATGACACAAGAAACCGGGTTGGCATCAACATGGCTGGCGGGGAATATGGGGCACCAGTCGTCAGGTTCGTTGTCGCGTTATTGTTCAGATTGGTGAGCGGCATCCAGCGTAGCGCCACACCATCGGTCGGCCACGCATAGGCGTAGGTCCATGGCGTATCGACATAGGATGAAACCGTGCTGCTTGATTGTCCGGTATTGTCGCCCAGCAATTCAAGCGAGGCCTGCTTGCGCGCGAAGTTCCAATGTGCCGTGCGCAGGATGCCGCGCAGTACGAGGCCATAATTACGCCGCGACGCCTCGGACACAACCGAACCATCGGACAAATCGCCGATCAGCTTGCCCGGCTGCCCCAAGGCATCGAGCGCCAGATTGACGATGCTCGCTGGTGACGAGAGGTATGGGATTTGCGGGGCAAGTACCATGGATCAACCTCGGGTCGAGAATGCGGTGTTCGACGTGGCCACCATTTCGGAACTGAGTTCGCGCGTGGTATTTACGTCTGCACCGAAGGCGCGGGCGAATTTTTTGCCGAGTGAGGCGACCAACGTGGACAGAAACAGCGGTTCCCATTCGTTGGGGTCCGTCACCTGCCCGACATAGACCCCGATGGCCTGATTGACGTTGCACAGAATGACCTTGGCGGGTGGCCCTACCGCAACGCCCGTGCCAATGTTTGGCAGCAGGTCATTGTCCACACGGAACAACTGCGGGATGGGGTCAAGGTCGGGCATCAACTGCGGCGGCTCGACCACGGCTCGCAGATCTAGACAGTCGGCCGGATAGGCATATTCGAAGAGAAAGCCGGGCGGCGGGTACAGCGTATTCCAGTTTTGCACTGGGTTGAACCCGCCGCCCGGAGGTGGGCCCTTTAGGATGGTCAGGGCAAGGGTGCGGCGCGGGAACGACCAATCGTGGATGGGGTCGCAAATGAGTTCATCTCGCGCCTGCGTATAGATATCTAGGGCTGTTTTGGCGGCTTCAGTGCCCTCATAGATGTCATTGATCCGGGCGGGGGCGCCCGCGTCGCGCAAGGCTTGGTTTAGGACATCTTCAATGGCGAGGGTCACATCGATCTCCTGACGGCGGACTCATCAACCATTTCACAGGTCGATGCCATGCGAGCGGCTTGCTCAAGAACGGTGTTTGCAAAGTCGGGGCGGCCCGAAAGAGCCATCGCCAAGGGGTTCGCCAGCCTGCGAACAACCGCCTCGGTGAATACCGAATCCCATTGCGCCTCAGTCACGCTGGATGAGGTGTAAACTGCGATGGCATTGGCTTGATTGGTCAGGATGACCTTGGCGCCTGAGCCCGATATGCTGTCGAACGCCACGCTTGAGCGGATCGGCGCGGGGTTATTGGGATCAGCCAGCGCGCCCGCACCGCTTGCTGGAGGGCGAACCTGCCGCAAGCGAACACAGTCGGCGGGATAGGTGTATTCGTAAGCCCATGGGATGACCGGAACCGCTGCGCCAGATAACGCCAGCGCGGCGGTCCTGCGGGCAAAGTCGGGGTCGAGTTCGCGCAGCATCAGCTGGACAACAGGCGCATAGACCACCGATGCCGCGTTGGCCTCGGCGCTGCCGTCTGTCAGCGACGTGATCTGCGTCTGTGTGCCGATCAGTTCGAGCGC